TAATAAGGTGGGAATCAATATATTGAATGTTTGGGATATGACATATTATCAATTCATGAAGATGTTTTTAGAATATAGGATGGGAAGACAAGCAGATATAAATGATATGATGGCTGCTAATTCATTCTCATTCAAAAACTCTAAGGACTATAAACCTATGGAGTATATGAACAAAATTAAATAATAAAAACTTTCAAACAAAGTCACTGATATTTCAGTGGCTTATTTTATTTTTAAGAAAATGGAGGAATTAAATTATGGCTAAAGACCTTAATATGGCAAACCGTCAGTGTTGTGACGTACATATCCTTGACTATGCTACAAAGAAACCTTGGATGTTAGTAGACTTCTGTAATACTACTACCGCTGGTTTTAGTGCTGATGCAGTATATGCAAATAAAAAAGGCGCAAAGGATATTAAATTTGATAACCCACTTGAGGGTACTATGACAATGGTATTCCAAGTTGCGCCATTCCAGATTTATGCACTATATTCTGATGGCGAAATTGAAACATCTGCTCTTATTGCTCGTAGAGAAAATGTGGTAGGTGCAGCGGAAGGAAAACTTACTCTGACAAATACTCCAAAAGCAGGTACAGTTTATGCTGTAGATCCTGATACTGGAAATATTATTGAAGGTACAGTTTCCGCAAAAGAATTTACTGCTACAACTGCTTCTGCAATTAAAGAAGGTACAACATATGAAGTATCTTATCTTGAAGAAAAAGCAGATGGAGTTAAAAAGGTTTCATTCAATAACAATAAAACTCCAAAAGATTTCTTCATTCAGATGGAAACTCTGGATAAAAACGAAAATGGTCAACTTGTACCAGTAAGAATTACTGCTTATAAGGCATCTCCAAATAGAAATCTTGATTTATCATTTTCATCTGATGGTGATCCTGCGGAGGTTACAATTGAAATGTCCGTATTACAGGATGCAGACGGTAACGTTATGGATATGATTGAAATTACAGACGAAACAAAATAATATTTAATTTATTCTATAGTAGGATGATATTGTATCATCCTACTATTTCTATAAGGAGAATATAACCACAATGACAAAAGAATGTAAAGTATTACTACGCAATCAGTATGTTATGGTTGTTGATTTTGATGGAAAAGAAGTCCAAATGCCATCTGATCATACAGATAAAAATACTGTATTCGTAAAACATGAAAATGATAGATATACTATCACTTGCAAATTAGAAGAAGAAAAGAAATCTGCAAAGATTAAACCAGTTTCAAGAGTAAAGAAGCAAAAGAAAGTAACGGAGGTTGAGTTAGCTGATGATGTTGCCACAGATGAACAAAAGGATAAATCTGAATAAATTAATCGTAGTTAGTATAAGTAATTAGTAGGGATACTAGCTATGAATTAATGGCTTGTATCCCTATTTTTTTACGATTTTCAGGAGAAAACGTGATATGAAAAAACAATTATTTGATAGCTTCGAGGAAGTAGTTGAAGCTTTTGGAGAAGATAATCTTGTAGTCATTACTTTTATGCCACAGATTATTTTTTATCTTAGTAATTTTAACATTCAACCTGTATGGACAACTCCATCAGAGGTTAATGATAATAAACTAGCCTTTTATTTTATTAAAGCTGAAACTAAGAAACCATATGAAGCATGGCAAAAACGCAGATTAGAGAAAGAACGTAAATAATGGCACGAAATGTAGGTAAACAATTTGAAGATAATTTTAAGAACAGTGTGCCAGGTTATGTACTCTCCCACCGTCCACCTGATTCAGCACAAGCTTTTGATGTGGGATCAACAAATAAGTTAAGATTCAGTCGTCACAGCCCATGTGATTTGATGGTATTCGATGGAACACGAAATCTTTTTCTTACACTTGAATTAAAAACATTTCAAGGTTCATGTAGTTTTGAACGTGATAAAAATGAAAAAGGAATTGTACATTATTATCAGATTAAGAATTTAAAAGATTTTGCACAATATAATCGTGTTATAAGCGGATTAGTATTGGACTTTCGTTCAAGTGATAATACATATTTTTTAAATATTAATCAATGGGATGACTTTATCTCACATATAGAAAAGAAAAGTTTCAATGAAAAGGATTTGCTTGAATATGCAAGTCCTATTTTAATTCATAAAGAGAAATTAAAAGTAAATTATAGATATGATTTAGAATCATTTTTAAATGATGTCAATTATTAAAATTGTAGTTAGGAGAAGAAAACATGAAGAAAAGCTTACTCAAAGTAAAAAATACAATCACATTTGAAGATAAACTTAATGCAATTGATCTTATTCTGAATGCTTTTTGGGATGATGAAACAGGTGAATATACGCCTTGGATGGAAGAACCTGCACGAATTATTGCAGTTGGAAAATATTTTATTGAAGGATATACACTAGAAGATGGTGAAAATATTTTTAAATTATATCTTTCAGATGATGATTTAAAGAGTCTTATTGATACATTTATCAATCTAGACTATGAGTCAAGATGTGAATCTGTAAAAGAATACATTAAGGTCATGGATTTTGTAGACAGCATGGTACATGACAAACTTGAATGGACTAAACAGAATATCATTCATGCAAATCCAGATATGGATAGAATTGTAGAAGGTGTTAATGTATTTATTGACGCATTTAAGAATTTTGCTAATCTTGACCTTACTGCTCTTACACCAGAAATGATTAAGGACGGAGTATCTTTTATGGAAAAACTGAAAGAATCTGGTTTTGATGTTTCGCCTGAGAATCTTACTAAGATTGTAAAAGATGCTGCGGCATTTAATATTGACAAAGCTAGCCAGGATATTATTGATGCTAAAAATGATCAGATTAAAAAATTACAGGAAGAAAATAAGGAACTAAAGAAAGAGAAATTCAATGTAGTAAACGAAGATAATGTTTCTGGTGAAAAGACAAATAACAGAAAAAAGAAATAAACTTATACAAGAACCAACACCCTTATAAAATAACAAATGCTATTTGCGTACAACGTGATCGTATATTGTAAATGCAATGCCAATGATGTCACAAATGGCAGTCACTAACATGCACACGCTACCACAGTCGAGTGGGATATACATATATGTACCTCCTTGTATTTTATATCTATGTGAAAGGCTAATGCCTGAGTTGTGAAATGTAGGCATAATCATATATTTGTTATCTCTCGATGATATGAGCTTAATAGTTTACATCGTAAACCTAATGGTATTCCCTGTGGCATATAAGGATGTTGGCTCATGTCATATTTTACCAGATTATGTCGTGTAGTTCAATCAGAACATTTGTTTAAGAAGAGTAGTACTCTTCTATCTCATACGGAGGAAATTATTATGGGGATAATTATGGATGCAATTGATGCACAAATTATTAGACCAAGAGTCGAAGCTTCTGAACAAGAAGGTTTTGAAATGACTCAAACAGATATTCAGAATTTCTATTCTAGTGGATCGCCTGTAAAATATATCAGAACTGGAACATATGAAAGTTCACCTCGTTCATCTGGTGTATCTGGTGGTAATGGAAATTATCATTATGATATTCATTTGAATGTAGCAGAATATCCTTACGGCAAACATAGTGGTTTGCAGATCATGAGTGATATACAAAACAACGGTAGTGGGGTTTTGGGTACACCTGGTACGTGGGATGATGCTGTACAGGATATTATAGAAGCCGTAAAAGCTAATTTTAGCTAAGAGGTATAGCTATCAAAAATCTATAAGAAAGAAATAAAATAATGTAACAATTAAACAAAAATGAATCCTAAATTTCATCGTGCAATATAATGCAAAAAAGAAAAGAAGCTACTGTGTGATACAGTAACTTCCTTCTCTTTCTATATCATGAAAATTTTATATGATCTCTTCTCCAACTCTCAGCACTTAATCTTTGTAGAATGAGCAATCGAAATCTAATCCAATAAATCCTATATGAACATGAATTTCTTTTGCTTTTTTGGACACAACACGATGTAAAGCAAAGTAAGCAAATCCAATACCTGCAAATTTCAGTGCATAATCAAGTATGAGATCAATCACGATTTACCTCCTTTCTGTTAGACTACAACATTCAGGAAAATAAATTGTGAAGAACTCACAGAACTTATAAAGTTTTTCATGAGATGTTATACCTTTCTTAATAAGCAAAGGTGTTTACAAGTTACACTTCTCAGCAAGTAGCTTCGATTCTTTTATATTATATCGTAGAAATTTATACAATTCAATAAATAATAATGTAGTTTACTCTCCTTTCTTGCGGAGAGTTTTTATTTTTTGTAAGAAAGGAGAATAAATTACTATGGGAGCGCAATTTCAAGTTGACGTAAATGTTGTTACTCATGGTGTGGAAAAAGTTAATGAGCTTGAACAAAAATTAAGTAAAATGCAAAATAAACCTGTATCTCTTAATTTTCAGGTTAAAGGGCAAAAGCAACTTACCAATTTGATAAATCAAATTAAACAAGTTCAAAATATGCTTAAAGGTATGCCTACCACAAATATACCGAATAATAATTTACCTAGAAATAACAATCCTAGTAGGAACAACAATCCAAACAGATACCCTACAAATAAATTAAAATATAATATTGACACAGGAAAATATGCAGCCGCATCATCCAGAATGAGCAAACAATTAGGGGCATATGGAACTCAAGATACTGCAAATATTCAAAAGGCTACAGCGGCTCTAGCCTCATATAATCAGGCTTTAGATAAACTTCAAAATCATTACAATGGATCTAATGTTTTAGGTAAAAAACAGTTACAACAAACTTTTCAAGATATGACTAAAGCAGGAGATACTTTTAAGAATACTTTGTCTCAAATTAGAGACGAATCGTCAAAAGCACTATCTCCATCTATCGCTAGTGCATCTGGAAATAAAGTTGTTTCATATATGAATGCAAATTCTAAAGCAGTTAAGAAATATGGAGCGGAACTGAAAGAACTAGAACAACAATATCGTTCAATGACAACTGTTGAAGAAAAAGCTAGTTATGATAAGGCATTTACAAATTTAAAATCAAGAATCCAAGCGGAAGGATTAAGTGGTAATTCTACTTGGAGTGAAACGAAACGTGCGCTTGGACAAATTGCTCAGTTTACTGGAATTTATGCTGGCTTGCAACGAGTTATAGTTCAACTTCCAACAGAAGCAATTTCTGCTGTTAAAGATGTAAATGCAGCACAGATTGAATTAACAAAAGTTAGTAATGCTTCTGGTACACAATTATCGCAATACTGGGATGAAGCAGCTCAAAGCGCAACAAAATATGGATCGACAATTAGTGATGTTATTAGTAGTACCGCTGATTGGTCAAGACTAGGTTATAAATTAGATGATGCCAAAAAATTATCAGACGCTACATCTCTATTACAAAAAGTAGGAGATAATATGACACAGGAATCCGCATCTAGTGGATTAATTTCTACATTAAAAGGATTCCAAATGAATGCTGATGAAGTAACCAAAGTAGTTGATGTTGTAAATGAGGTTGCGAATACTGAACCGATTGATACGGCAGGTATTTTTGATGGTTTAACTCGATCAGCTTCATCAATGAAAGCTGCAAACAACACATTTGAAGAAACTGTAGCCTTAATTACGGCAGCAAATAGTGTCGTACAAGATCCGGATTCTGTCGGTATGTGGCTATGCCGACATTAAAAGTAGCTATATTAGTCAAAACCCAGAGATGGAATAGACTAAGGAAAGACAATATAGAATTAATATTTGATTACAACAATTGGGAAGGTTGTAAATTGTATTTTTTATAAATATAGGAGAAATTAAATTGCCAAAAAAAGGTCAAAAAAGTGGATATAATATTCAATGTGAAAATTGTGGTAAGGATATTTACCAAACAAAAACTCAATATAATCGTGCAAAACATCACTTTTGTAGTAATAAATGTCAAAAAGAATTTAAACATAACGAAGTATTTGAATCAAGAGAATGTCCTATTTGTGGAAATTCTTTTGAAGTAAGTAAGAAATCAACTCAAAAATTTTGCTCCACCAAATGTCAAAATGAGTGGCAAAAATTACAAATCGGAGAAAAGAACCCAAGATATACTCAAGTAGAAATTGAATGTGAATGTTGTGGAAAACCTTATTCTGTTAAATTATATAAAACTGAAAATGGTCAACATAATTTTTGTTCAGAAAAATGTAGACGTGATTGGTATGCAAATGTATGGTCGCAAAGTGAAGAATGGAAAGATATTTCTAAACAACGAGCAGTAAAAATACTCTCTGACGGGAAAATTCCATTTACTACTTCTACCCCACAAATTACAATCAATAAATTATTAGATTCGCTTAATATAAAATACGAAAATGAATATTCTTGTAAGTATTTTTCAATAGATAATTATTTATCTGAATTTAATTTAATGATTGAAATAATGGGTGATTTTTGGCATTGTAATCCGTTAAAATATAAGAATATTAAACAGGAAGTACAGATAAAAAGAGTTCCAAAAGATAAAGCAAAACATACATATATTAAAAATCAATATAATATAGAGATACTTTATTTGTGGGAAGATGATATAAATAATAATATTGATTTATGCAAAAAATTGATATTGAAGTATATCAGTTCAAACGGAATTTTAAATAATTATCATTCTTTTAATTATCATTTAGAGAATAACGATCTAGTTTTATCTGATAATCTAATCATTCCATATCAAGATATGTCAAGTAACGAATTAACCAAATACAAAATAGCGTAATTAATCCCCAATGATTTGATTCGCTGATATTAATTCTATATTGAATCCTCAGAGACTGTAATGGTTATTATGGTAACATAATGACCTCCGCTACTGTTAGAAGATACAGTCCGATCTCACACTATAATCTAAAAATGAAATGTGAGAGTTAGCCAGAAATGACTAACCGCCATATTAATTAAATATGGTCAGTAGGGTAATTGTCCCGAAAGTAACAGTTATGACAGCCTTTAAGACAAAATTTTATCGAAATTGTCTTTATGTACAGAAATGTGCATAGTGGAACACATTTAATACTAAGCAGGTAAAGTGTAAAGCCTTACACCACAATAGTGGAGATAATCACACTATGATGGGGCGAAAGCAGAAACAACGTAAGGATGATACATGGTCAAAAACCTAAATATCATATTTACTAATTTTGTATAAATTAGGAATCACTGTTCATGCAACCAAGTACCCTAACGTATTCCGTAGATCATACGGTACTTGAGTCGAGGGTAAAGGTTCAACGACTAGAGCCATGTCGGGACTTAGAAATATCTAATTAGATTATAAAATAAGAGTGGAAATCTCGAATATCTAAGTCAATACTCGTAGGACGCAAGTAAATGGCGTTGGTTAAATACCTTTAAACGAAAAGGTGTGACTGCTGTTTTATTCATAAAACGTGGTTAAGAAATAGTCTACTCTCATGGGAAGCCATGAGCTTTATTTTTATATAAAGTAATATGAGTTGCGATCATATTAAAATACAAGGAATTTCAATGCGTATCAGAGGTGCGTCAACAGACATGAAAAAAGCAGGTCTTGACACCGAAGGTATGGCAAAATCAACCGCAAAACTAAGACAAGAAGTTATGGCTCTTAGTGGTGTGGATATTATGAAAAATAAAAATGAGTTTAAATCTACATATGATATTCTCGATGAATTATCTACTAAGTGGCAAGATTTAACAGATATTCAGCAGGCAAGTTTAACAGAACTTATAGCGGGCAAACGCCAGGGTAATATTGTTTCCTCCCTCATGACCAATTTTGACGTTGCTCGAAAATCTCTTCAAACTGCATTAAATGATGCAGATGGATCAGGTGAAAGAGAACTTGAATCTTGGAATAAAGGTATTGAAGCTTCTCTCTCTCATTTGAAGGCTCAATTTCAAGATTTTTCTACCAGTGCAATTAGCACCGATATGTTTAAAGGTATTGTAGATACTGGTACAAAAGCTTTAGGTGTAATGACAAAACTTGCAAAATCAGATAGCAAGCTTGTTAATTTGCCTAATGTTATGGCACTTGGATTAGGTATTTTCCAAGGTAAAAACAACAGCGGTAAGAGTACATGGGATTCGCCCCATGCATTTTTCAAAATGACTTATGCCGCTTGAGAGTTTAGCAGTAATGTGTACGAGCTTATTTATAAGCAAGGACTCTCTGGTGACTTTCTAAAATGGAGTTAGCGGTAATGCGCTACTCTTCTGTATTGAATTTCAGAACGGGAAACTTTCATAGTTCAAAAGGCTATGTCACATGAGTTTGGTACTAAACTTATATTAAATAGGTATAAGTGGCAAATCCGAAAGGATGCGGTATAGTAACAATCCAAACTACGAAGTAATCCGCAGGTAGGGCTTCATTATAATGGATGCCGACCTCAACGAGCGTAACGAAAGTATGGTTCTATATAGAATCATAAAAATGCACTCTAGCGATAGGGAAGATGGATGCCCGATAAATTCAGGGATAGTTTCTATATACTACTCTTCCATCAGCAGTTGGGAATTATTTATATATGGTTGTATCGACATATATAAATATTGCAAATATAGAATTAATGATACGATTATGTAATTTAATCCAACAATTTTGCATACTATTAAATGCAATAGTATATCGTGTTATACTTTTATTCAAATAAATAACAAGGGGTATGCAATTATGAATGATAAGATGTATAGAATTTTGATATTGAGTTGCATGGCTATTATGTCTGTTTGTTTGACAGTTATGACATATATATCATTTACAAATTAAAGAGACTGTTATCAGTCTCTTTAATTTGTTTATAAAGAATTATTATTTAATAAAACATCACCATGGTTTCGGTGTTCTTGAAGAATGTCAAATATTTTTAATATTGTTTCACAATCAATGTCATCAGAATGTAATATAAGTTTTATATATTCATGTATAAATTCAAATTCTGAAATCATATATAAAAATTCTCTTTCATAATCAAGACCATATTTTTGTAAAGTTCTTATTTTTCCAATTGTATAAAATAAATAATTGAATGTTTTTGAATAAAAATCTAATTTAAATTGAGTAATATAACCTTTTATCTCATCTTCAATTGTTTTAGTTGTAATTATACTGTATATCATAGTTTTTGGAGTTATAGGCATAGATCTATATTCCAACAATGTTTCAAATTCTATTTCGGATGCGTGAACTTCTGAATATGTACTCATAATTTTTAAAAATTCATTATATGGTAAGTTTTTAAAAATTATAGAATCTGCAATGTGTGTCATCTCATGATATAAAGCTGCTCTCATATAAACAATGTTATGAGCAATATATTTTCTGTTTACATAAATTTTGTAAATTCCATCATAAGCTTCTTTACCATTAATATATGCTACAGGTTTTATTCTACGCAGTTTAATTTCAGGTGTTACGTCCAAATTGTATAAATTTTTATATTCTTCACAAAATAATTTAATTGTTTCTTTCTTAGTCATGTTTATCCTCAAGGTGGTGATTCAATAATGTTTAAAATTATTTATATACTATACCGTTATATAGCACTAACATTTTATCCAAATGTTATAGAAACAATAGTAACAAATCATTCTTTTTGGATTATTGAGCAATATGATAACGGGAAAAATAAATTATATAAAACATTTTGGAGAATCATCTATGAAATTTATTGGTTTATATGTGGTAGTTTGCAAATAGTAATTATGAAATTACTTTATTTGATTGGAAAATATTTTTATCCAAATAGTAATGAATATGAACGTTATGATAATAATCCGCAAAACTATTTATAAAATGCTTAATATCATCTTACCAATAACTACCATATTTGTAAATTAAGAACCTATGTTTTGTCATATTATGACAGTTTATAGTGTGACATTTTGTGTATTTTTAAATGTAATACTATCTTATATCATTACCATTATGTTTATGTTGGTACTTATTCATTGAGAAGCTTGTATATTTTATTATTGTGTTCTTTTTCTGAATTTATTGAATCAATAAGTTTGTCTTGAAGTTCCATAAATATTTTTGCATCTTCAATATCAAGATTAAGTCCATATTTAATAATCTCATTAATTATGTTCAGAAAAGAATTTGTAATCATATTTATAAGACTATAATCATAATTGATATTAAAATAATTTAATGCTCTAAGTTTACCAATAACTGAATATAATTCTCGATAATCATAAATATCTGTTTTGGATGTAATTATTTCATCAGATGGCATGAATTGTTCACATAATTCACCAATAGATTTATCAATATATTCTTCTAATGTTTTATTACCTTTCATTCCGACTACTACTTTATCTAAACTATAAGGTGGATTTTGAGTTAAAATTAATTCACGATTTTCTATTTCACTTGCGTGAATTTCAGAATAACTACACATAATCTTTTTAAAAGATAATAAATCATAATTCAGCAATAATAGAGAATCATAAATATGCGTGAACTCATGGAATAATATTTGTCTAGGCATTTTATTTCTCATATCTTTATTTCCCATAGAGAATAAATCTGGGTGAATATACAATATGTATTTTTGATTATATAACTCTTCTGTATTAAACTGTGCATAGGCATCAATTTCACCAGTAATATATTCAATTGAATCCAAAGATGGAATATCATAATATAACTGCTTATATTCTTCAAGTAATTTATAAATTATCTTTTTATCATTGCGTAAACTCATAAATAATCCTCCATATAGAAAGCAGGTGTTTAAATGGAACAATCTCCTGATACTAGATTTGATTGGCTTGTATATCCAATTCCAAAACCTTTTAAGTTAAAAGAAGAATATAATAAAATATATCAAAAAATATTAGCGTATAAAATTCAACAAGAACTTTTTGCTGATAAAATTGAAAATGCTTCTTCCGAAGAAGAAAAGGCTTACTGGCGTATTTACGCTACAATGAGTGACGCAAATCGTCAGAAGTTTAATTCTTTAAACCCTGAATGGACAACTCAATCAAAATTACCAACTAAAGAAGTAGTTGCAAAATTTGTAAAGCCATATCCTGATTATTTCAAGTGTCTTGAAAAATATATTTAATTTTGCCATTTATATCCGCAGTTCAAATATTCAATTGAAATGTTCTGAATCAATGGCAATTTATCTGTTAGTATATTAATTATATATTCTGGTATCATATGTAAATCTCCTTCGTTTATAATAGTATCATTAAACAACGAATCATAATTAGTAAAATACACAATACAGAGGTAATAATTAGAATATATCCAATTACTCTTCTATTCTTTTTAGCATTCGATGTAAGAATAAATTTAGATGATAAAAATATTACTGTTATAAATTCTGCAATTGTAATCAAAATCAGGAATGCACACGATAATAATATTTCACGTCCACCATCATAAAGTAATATACAACTCACTATTGGACAAATAATGGCTAATATTCCTATTATAATAGGGTAAATAAAATCTAATGATCCGTCAGCTAATAATTTCAACAAGAATAAGATAATTAAAAATATTACAACTCCCATATAACCATCTCTCATTTTAGTTATAGTAATTTCATTTATGCATTATAGCACAATATACATCCCAAGTATATAAAAATCGTAGGTAGCTCAATCAATTGCTAATATGCAAAATAAAATTGCAACAAATAATACGCTTAAAACAGTATCGGGGTTGATGACTTCTCAATACAGAGCAGGAAATGCTCCTAATGTCGATGCTGTTCTGAGAGATGCAAACGCATCAAATGATTTTAAAAGAACATATGGTGCTTATATTGGTAATTATATTCACGAATTAGACCAAAAGAATAATGTTGATAAGGCAGCACTTTCCAGTACTGAAAATTTAACGGCGGCAATTCAACGCCAAGGTGGAACAGTTCCTGTTGTTACAAGCAAATGGGATGCGTTTAAAACGGGATTAAAAGATGCTGGTTCAGTATTTAAGGCATCAGCAATTAACATTGGGGCTAATCTTGCTGTTTCTGCTACAATTCAAGGTATTGCCACAGCATTTGATTATGTATCTAATAAACAAGAACATGCAATTGAATCTGGCGATGAAGTAATTCAAAATTATAAAGATATAAATGAGCAGATGGCACAATCTTCTTCCTGGATTGAAACAAATGGCGAAAAATATACTACTCTTTCAAAAGGCGTGAGTTCTTTAGGAACAAATCTTGGATTAACAAACGAAGAATATGCTGAATATCAAGAATTGGCATCTCAGATTGCAACACAATTTCCAGAATTGGTATCAGGATATGATTCACTAGGAAAACCGATTATTAAAGCCGCAACAGATGTTGATACATTAAAAGCTACTCTTAAAACACAAAAAGTCAATCAATATACTGAAAGTGTAAAAAATGCTAAAGATGTAATCGACAAATTAAATGCGGAAGTTAACCAAGATAAAAATTGGTTTTGGGAGGAAGCAGGTACAGACCAACAGCTACAATCATTGGAAAAATTCCAATCTGCATATGAAAACGCTTTTAAAAGCAAAGGTGGTAACAAATTTTTAGATTTAAACCAATGGTTAGATGATGGTAATTTCGTAGACGCACTTGATAATGCAGGAGTTAGTGTAAAAGACTTCGGTAAATTAATAAATGAATTAAACGACTCACAAGGGAAACTTAAAGCTAATAGCGACACCAATGATTTCCTTAATACTATTATTGGATCACAAGAATCTTTAAGAAATCAACGTGAAAACTCTGCTGATGAATTAAAAAGTTATATCCCTGCATTCTTTCAAGAACAACGAGCTTATCAAAATTTATTAGATGATGTTCCAAGTATAGACAGTGAACTTACATCATTAATAAATTCTTTTTCATATGAAGATTTAGAAAAAAATGGGTTTACTGGTGATAAAGCAATTAGTAAATTAAAATCTTGGAGTCAATCCGCTGTCAAAGAACTGCAAAATAAAGACATTCAAGATGCATTAAATGATGTATTTACAATAAATGATGATAGTTCTAAACAATCATTTGATTCGTGGCAGAAAGAAGCAGATGCTGCTCTTAATAAAGCTAGTGAAAAAAGTAAAAGTTTTTCACGGGAACAAATGCGAGAAGCTTCTGGAATCAAAGACCAATGGGAAGAATTAAGAGGTATTCAAACAAAAGTTGCCGAAAGATGGGATGATACAACAGGTATTAAATCAAGAGATTTAAGTATTGAGGATTTAGAAACTCTTGGTACTATGCTGTCTGATACACAATACGATGGACAATCATTTGAAGAAATGGTTGATCAGATTCAGAATGTCCAAGACACATCTCGTCTCACTCTTGAAAATATGCAAAAAGTAGTAACCGATACCACTGCAAGTTTATCAACGTTACAATCTGCAACAAGTGAAGCTTCATCTGCTACGGGATTAACTGCTGATACAATTACCTCTATAGGCGGTATGTTCTCTGACATTGATAATTTTGATAGTGCCGCATTGTTTAAAAATACAGCAAATGGTGTAAAATTAAACACTAAAGCATTATCAAGTCTTTTAGCAGTTCAACATGATATTAAAGCAAATGATTTTACACGTTCTATAGAAGAACAGACTAAAGCTATTGCAAAGCAAAACGATGTCGTGCAAGCTCAAACTAAAGGCACAGATGCATATAAGACAGAGCAAGACAAATTAAAGTCTATGTTTGCGGATTTGTCTGCATTACAACAAGCACAGTCACAGTATCACGCTCTTTATAAACAACAACAAGAACTCTTCTCTGATTATGGTCAGTGGCAACAAGCACAATCTACCGCTAATGCAGGTGATAAGTACAACAATATGGTTTCTGGTCTTAAAACGGCTAAAAAAGCGTGGGACAAAGGACTTATTGGAACAGATGATTTTAAATCATTTGCAAAACTTATCTCTCCATCTGGTGCAACAGATGATGTAAACTTTGCCGAAAACTATTCTAAAGCAGCACGTTATCTTACAGAGGATGAATCTGGCGTAAAGGCATTCTTAAATGACTTATCTTCTAAAGGTCTTGCAGATTTCAATGAAGAATCTCAACAATGGTCATATAACGTAAAAGATATGGCAGAAGCTGCTAAACAAATGGGTATGGGTAAAGACTTCATGTCCAATATGTTTGGTAGACTTGAAGACTATGGATTCCATAATAATGTCATTTCTGATGCAGAAGATGGTGTTCTAAAATTATCAGATGCTTACTCCAATCTTGCAGAGTCAGAAGCTAGACTTGAAGATTTAAAGAAAAACGATCCTACTAATACTACCGCTATTGAGCAAGCAGAGAAGGAAGTTTCTGGATATAAACAAGATATTGATGAACTTGGTACGAATCTAAAAGAAGTAGCTTCTCATACAGCAGAGAATTATAATCGTGAACTTGAAACTGCTAAGAATCAGATGAAAACACTTGCTGATGAACGTGAACGTATTTTAAAGAGTAATGAATACGGTGACAATACTCAATCGGTTGCTGATTATATGCAGTCACAGATTGACCAATTAGGTCAGAGTTATGGACTTGATTCTTCTACCCTTCAACAGCAAGCTGAGCAAGCTGCAAAAGCATACTCTGACGCATTACAAAATGCAACTATTGAAAATCCTGTTACACCTGATTTTGGCGAAGATACTGCTTCTGCTGATGCTTACGCAAGCGCAGTAGACAAAGTGCAACAGGCAAATAAAGATAATAACCAGACATTATCAGATTCTATTAAAACTTTACAGGAATATAATTCAGAACAAATCAAAGGCATTGATTTATTTGATGGTGCTTATGACAGTGATGAATTAAGACCTGCGGAACAAGCGTTAGATAACATCTGTCAATCTCTTGGTCTTACGAGTGAAGAAGCAGGATTGCTTGGACAAGTTCTTGAGTCTATGGGAATTATCAAACCAGAAGTAGATGATTCTGAGGTTAAACAAGCTAAGACAGATGCAGAAGAAACAAAACAAACCTATGATAATTTAGGTGACAGTACAGTTTCTATTAATGCAGATGTTTCTGGCGAAGATAGCGTTGCATCTTTTGTTGACCAATGCTCTTCTATTCAGCAAGGTATGACTACTACTATTACTGCCACTGTCAGTGGAGAAAGTGAAGTAGAATCTCTCGAAAGTGGTCTTGAGCAAATCCCAGATAATACTCCTACTACTGTTGACGTTACGGTTAATAATCAGCAAGACTTAGATAATATTCAAAGTAAAGTTGATAGCCTTAATGCAGGTGGCAAGGATATTACACTTAATGCTCATATTAAACCAGATAGTGATAGTGAAGTAGAAGTTAAAGCAAAAGATACTACTGTAAAGGTTACGCCTGATCCAAAAGAAGTTGAAGTTACTGCTAAACCTGTAAAAGTTGATGTACAACCATCACAGAAAGAAGTTAGTGTAAGTGCAAAAGTAACGAATAAGCCAAACGCAACTTCCCAAGGAGTTATTAATTATAAAAAAGGTAATGTTGAGAAAGCCGATGGTACTACTTCCCAAGGCATTATCAATTATAAAAAAGGTGATGTCGAAAAGGCAGATGGAACTGTCTCAACAGGTATCATTAATTATAATTTAGGTAATGTCGCTACTCCTACTGGTATGGTTGCTACTGGTGTAATTAACTATACATTAGGAAGTGTTGCTAAACCAGGCAAAGCCGCTGGTACATTTGGTCAATCCAGAGCATATGCGCAAGGTAGTCTGACTGATTTATCTGCTTATGCAGGTGGTCATGTTTCATTACCAAGAGATGAAA